AAGATCAATTTTGGAATATATGGAAATCAGCTAACAAGACCATAGATGAATATGGCGAACCTAGAGAGTTGGGTGAAAATGGATTTAAGGCGTACATGGCCACATGGGATCGGCATCCGGACCGTGATAAAACCTGGGCTGATCAGGAACGAGCTAGCATTGGTACAGAAAGATTTAGTCGTGAACATGAATGTCAACCTATTATATTTGATGAAACACTGATCAGCCCTACAGTATTAGCTGAATTAACATCTGGTGATATAATTGAACGCCAGGGGCAGATACGTTGGTTTAAACGTCCTAATAAAAATTCTACATATGTTATTGCTCTTGACCCTAGTTTGGGGACTGGTGGTGATTTTTCAGCTATACAAGTTTATGAATTACCTTCTTGTGTGCAGGTGGCAGAGTGGCAACATAATAAAACTCCCATACAAGGACAAATTAAAACCATGCGTGATATTTGCACTTATATAAGTGAGCAGGGTGTTCCTGAAAATAACATTTATTATAGTGTAGAAAATAATTCTCTAGGTGAAGCGGCATTGGTAACAATTAGCGAAATTGGCGAAGAAAATATTAAAGGAATATTTTTAAGCGAACCTGCCAAAATTGGGCAAGCAAGAAGATATCGCAAAGGGTTTAACACTACAAACAAGAATAAACTTACAGCCTGCGCCAAATTTAAACAAATGCTAGAGAGTAAAAAGTTAAAAGTGAATAGCGCAAATCTAATATCAGAGCTTAAAACATTCGTTTCAGTAGCTGGGTCATTTGAAGCTAAAATTGGAGAAACTGATGACCTTATTATGAGTACTCTATTAATTGTGCGTATGATACAAGTACTGCAAAATTTTGATGCTAGCCTAGACAAACACGTAAGAAGTGATGATACCGAGTTGTTGTTACCCATGCCCTTTATCATGAGCTAAAATTGATAAATATCTAATAGAATCAGGATAGAACATGAAAAACATTGAAAAAATTGCAGAAGAGCTTTTTAATAAGATACGCAGTAGATTCGAGCGTGTAAGTATAGGTACTGAAAAAGCAGAAGCTACTGATGATCCCACTAAAGCTAGATTTTTTAATTTTGATTATGTAGATCGTCAGGGAAAAAACTACGGTAGTATAACTATAAGTCTTGCTGAAGAAAATAGTCTTAAGTTGTTGTTTAGTAAAAGCTTGGTTGATGAAGTAGATCATGACCCTGATGCGCAAAAAGCTTGGTTCGATTTTTTAAAGGGTGTGCGCTATTTTGCCAAAAGGAATTTGTTAACTTTTGACGCTAGAGATATCACACGTAGTAATTTAACTGTTCGTGATCTCAAAACTGTTGCCAAGCATAGTGATTCTTACGACTTAAAAGATAACCCAGTAACTGAAGGCAAGTTATATGGTAGTTCAAAAACCAGTATACAAGAGTTTGGCTCAGCTAGATTAGTCATACGTCATAGTCAAGCAGTAAATGAAGAAATACCAGGTGCAAGAAGTAGACGTATAGATAGTTTGTTTATTGAAAACGACCAGGGTGAAAGATTTAAATTACCTTTTAAAAAACTAGCCGCTGGAAGAGCCATGGCTGAACACGTGGCACATGGTGGTTATGTCTACGATCTAGTGGGTAAACATATTACCAACATGGTTGAGGAAATGAGCAGCCTAGCATTTTTTGTTCGTAGTACGAAAAATCGTGTATTTGAAGATTCAGAAACACTAGGCATGGTGGAAGCCGCAGTAGAACGTTATTACAGTCTACGAGATAGCCTGCACGGAATCAGCACACTGAAAGGTTATCGTCAGTTTGCTGAGAATTTCCAACATCAAGAAGATGATGATGATGCTCTTGATGTAGAGGCATTGAAAGAAAGATTTGTTAAAAAGATGTTTGACCAAAGATTGGAAAAAGCATTGCCTTATGTACACAGGGCTTACAAAACAAAATTAACTCAAAATGAAAATCAATATGTTCAGGAGTTCGAAAATTGGGCAGATGACACGCTAAATTCTGACACCGAACAAATGTCGGATATTGATATAAACAGGCTGAATGAACTAATGCAAGATCCAATTGAAGTTGGAGTGGATGGTGTAGATGCTATTGGTGCTATTACTAACATTATTAGTGACGAAGAATTAAATGATCAATTGTCAGAATTCAGTAAACTACAAGGTGTTGATGCGGATGCTAGGCCAATTATTGCCAGCTGGGCAGAACAACGTGGAATACAACTTGATTACACACCTGAAGCCATGCCAGCTGCTGAGCCCCCAACAACATCCAACGTTGCACCGGCAGTAACTGAAATTCGTCGGTTGGCTGGGCTATAAAAAGATTACCAAAACAGTTGATTTTTCCCCTATAAAACTCTATCATTGACACGTTAGAGATAAATAAGTTTGTTACACATAATTTTGTGTGTATCTAGGCAAATTAGTAAGACCATCTTAGACATAAAGGAAAAATCATCATGGCACTCACATTAGCAGAAATCAGAGCAAAGCTCCAAGCCGCTGACACACGCGGTAATAACTCAAATACCAATAGTTACGACAATTCAGTATTTCCACTGTGGAATATTGAAGAAGGTTCAAACGCAAAACTACGTTTTTTACCAGATGCAGATGAAAGTAATTCTTTCTTCTGGGTAGAACGTGCAATGATTAAACTTCCATTTCTTGGCATTAAAGGGCAAGCTGATAGCAAGCCTGTATATGTGCAAGTTCCCTGCATGGAAATGTATGGAAAAGAAGTGGCTTGTCCAATCCTTGCTGAAGTTCGTAAATGGTTTAAGGACCCTGAACTCGAAGACCAAGGTCGCAAGTATTGGAAGAAGAAAAGTTATCTTTTTCAAGGATTTGTTCGGGAAAACCCTCTCGCAGACGATAAGACACCAGATAATCCAATTCGTCGATTCATTATCAGTCCGCAAATCTACACTCTTGTTAGATCTGCACTTATGGATCCTGAACTGGAAAATCTACCGACTGACTATGACGCTGGTTTGGATTTCATTGTATCTAAAACTAGCAAGGGCGGTTATGCCGATTACAGTACCAGCAAGTGGGCACGTAAAGAAACAGCTTTAACTGCTGCTGAACGTGCGGCAATTGATGAGCATGGTTTGTTCAAGCTATCAGATTTTCTTCCTAAGAAGCCTGGTGAAGTTGAACTCAAGGTCATCAAGGAAATGTTTGAAGCCAGCGTGAACGGCGAATCATATGATGCAGAACGTTGGGGGCAATATTACAAGCCAAGTGGTATGACCCTTGCATCAGGTGATGACTCACAGTCCAAGCCAGCAGCTCGCTCGACAGCAGCAGCTCGACCAGCAGCGCCTGCGCCAGTGGTCAAGGATACTCCTCCCTGGGCAGATGAAGAAGATGAACCAGGTGAAGTAGTGCAAGTTACAGCCACCGCGCCAGTAGTTGTGCCTGCCAAGCCAAGTAGCCAAAGAGCAGAAGATATTTTGGCTATGATTCGCAATCGTCAAAAGTAATATTTTTAACGACTAAAAATGATTGAGCCGCTGCCTGTGAAGGTATGCGGCTTGTTAATTTAACCTAAGGAAAAAATATGGTTCGACCATTTGATGTAAGTAAATTTAGAAAAAGTATTACAAAAAGTATTGAAGGTGTAAGCATTGGTTTCAATGATCCAACTGATTGGATCAGTACTGGTAGTTATGCACTAAACTATCTAATTAGTGGTGATTTCAACAAGGGAATTCCACTGGGTAAAGTCACAGTATTTGCTGGGGAATCAGGATCTGGTAAAAGTTTCCTCTGTTCAGGCAATCTAGTAAGGAATGCACAGGCACAGGGTATATACGTAATTCTGATAGACACAGAAAATGCACTTGATGAAAGTTGGTTACACGCACTGGGTGTTGACACCAGTGAAGACCGGCTGCTTAAGTTAAACATGGCCATGATTGACGACGTTGCTAAACTTATTAGTGAGTTCGTCAAGGAATACAGGGTAATGCCTGAAGATCAAAGACCCAAGGTATTATTTGTTTTAGATAGTATTGGTATGCTATTGACTCCAACCGATGTAAACCAATTTGAAGCAGGTGACCTCAAGGGTGACATGGGTAGAAAGCCTAAGGCACTGACAGCACTAGTACGTAATTGTGTAAACATGTTTGGTGACCTAAACATTGGACTAGTTGCTACTAACCATACCTACGCAAGTCAAGATATGTTTGACCCTGATGATAAGATTTCAGGTGGACAAGGCTTTATCTATGCGTCCAGTATTGTTGTTGCCATGAAGAAACTCAAGCTCAAAGAAGATGATGATGGCAATAAAATTAGCGAAGTTCGAGGAATTCGTAGCGCATGTAAAATCATGAAGACACGTTATTCCAAGCCTTTTGAAAGTGTACAAATTAAGATTCCTTATGAAACAGGTCTCAATCCCTACAGTGGCCTAGTGGACTTATTTGAAGGCAAAGGTTTGTTGCAGAAAGATGGCAACAGTCTTAAATACACATTGGACGATGGTACTATTATTAAACAATTCCGTAAAGCATGGGAGCGTAACGAAAACGGCAGTCTAGACAAGGTTATGCTGCACTTTAATCAAAGTATCAAACGTCAATCTATCAAACAAGATGAAGAGGTGACTGATGAGAATTGACATACTAAGTGAAACGTATCTTACACTAAAACAATATATTCCCAGTAAAGATCGACAGGAGGCAGCTGATTCTGTTATGAGTATTCTAGTAGATATGCTTAATGACGCTGAACTTGCAGAGTTTAGTGAATCAGATTCATATCTCATGCGAGCACATAAAGAGTATGCAGGTGAATATGAGGATGAAGAAGATTACGACGAGTAAATAAATGTGGTATAATCAAGTAGTAGATGATATTGCAAACATTCCTGACTTTATCAGTTACTACGAATCTGAACTAGATGCGGCTAAAAAAGAATGCCGCATCACTGGTTCAATTGAACGTAGTATTGCCACATTACCTGGTATAACTGAACACAGATTCAATCAACTGCAGGAAATTGAAGCTGTGCTAAATTATCTTAATATTCAACTTAGAAAAATACGGAGAAAACATTTTCAAAAATATCTAGAAGCATACAATAGAGCGTTAACCAGTCGCGATGCAGAAAAGTACACCGATGGTGAAGACGAAGTTATTAACTACGAAACTATAATTAATTCAGTAGCTCTATTACGTAATAAATATCTCGGCATACTAAAAGGCCTTGAAAGTAAGAATTTCATGCAAGGTCACTTGGTAAGATTGAAAACAGCTGGGATGGAAGATTATTCAGTTTGAACCAAATATAAAACGAGCACAGCAATTGCTTGATGAATGGTATGGGCTGCGATCAAACGCAGCCTGTACCATCGTCTTAGATATAGTTGAGCATAAATATAAGTTAGACAGTCTGGCGGATTCGTTGCGTACAAATTTGTATTTTTCTTCTGAATCCACTGG